GATGAATCTCCACCGTATATTCCTGTGTATGGGAAGTATATTGACACTACCTTTGCAAATCCAGATTTGCCAACGCTATTATGTTTTGAGTTAGCAAATGCATTTGAGGCTGAGTCATCCAATAATGCTTTAACACTATATGGGTCAGTGATTATTGAAGTAGCGTAATACACACCAGAAGTTAAACCATTTGATTGTAAAGTTGCTTTATAATAGCTGCTAACATTTCCTGGGAAATGTATGCTGCTCATAAAATGATAGCCCTGGGAGTAAAGCTGTGGTAATAATCCACCACCGGAGGTAGACGATGATAATGCCCAATTTATAGCGGGATCTACAGAGAAATATAGTCTAAATGGGCCTTGATTTGTAGCACTAGTATTAGCATATCTATGCCCAGTTCCCTTTCCAAACAGGTCTAGAATTGAAACTGAGCTAGTATCTGGTGTATTCTCCGGTAGTGCGCTGACCGATCCCCAGGTTCCGCTTGGTCCAAAGTAAGGAACGTCCGCTGGGTGGTGTCCACTTACAGATATTAACTTAGCATTTAAGTATGATTTATCAGCTATATTCCAAATAAATAGCTTAGAGCAATCACCTTCAGTAGAGCTAGTTTGATATACAACTGAAGATGGATTCCAATGTCCGCAAGGGAAATGAACATTGTCAACATTTACTACTGAATTATTGACTGCTCTGACGCACATTCCACCAGCGGTTGTTGTTCTAAATTCATGAGCATTATTTGGCTCCCCAACATATTGCCCAGGATCTAAGATATAATAACCATAAGCATTCGGCCTAACTGCATCTTGAGTGTAGGCATTCATAGAGACTATATTATCAACTCCAAGACCAGCACCATACTCATCTTTATCATTTGGATTTGGGTAGAATTGTAAAGATCCACCACTGATATAAATATCGTATCCTAATTCCTCGGAGTCAGTAATATAATCTACTCCACTTAGTAGAGCAGCTTGACCATAAGTTCCAAGGCCCCACCAATAATCGTAGTTTCCTAAATCTTCTATAGAAATTGTAGAATTTCTATTTGCGACTAAACAAGCTCTTGTTGAATGCAATTCAACTATAGTATGATGCGCTGGACTGCTAAGGTCAAATTGAGTTACTAAAAGTTTTCCATCTTCATCTCTATGTGGAGTAATCTCAATCTTAGAATTATCTTCTGCTAAAGCATCAACACCATATTGAGCAATGACTGTTGGTCCTTGTAATTTTATAGTAGAATTATTTCCAGCATATAAAGCAGCTTTGTTATATTGATACTCATAATCTTCTGGTCCGACTAGCTTTGTAACATAACCACTTGTACCCTGTAGGATAGCCTCAGAGTTATTCTCTACTGAAATAGCTGCTCCAAACATTGGACCATTTAGATCCGTAAAATCCTGTGAATTACTTATAACTGGACTAATTAATCTAAGTCTAGAATTTGAATCTACTATTACAGGTGGTAAATATCCTTTATTATTTGTAGGATCATCATGAAGAACTCCAAATGAACTGCACGCATAGAACCTCTCATAATAAGTTGGAATTGATGAGGTATCAGTTGGCTCGTAAGTAGAATTTACTAATCTTAAGTGAACTCCATTTAAGAAATATGAGTTCTGGTGGATATTGCAGGTTGCATTAGCTAATATCAGATTTGGGAGATAAAGATCTTTGTTGTAATTTAGCTTTGAATTTTCTAGTCTGCAACCCTCCTTCTGATTAAATTTAGCAACAATAGTATCTAATGAAATCTTTGATAAGTAAGAATCTATTCCTCTAAAGTTTCCATATAAGAACAATCTTCCACTATACCTAAAGTTACTATTCTCTAGCTTAATTCCAGCTTCAGTATTTAATTCACATACTAGATTGTCAGCTTTGAAATATGATGCTCCGTTACCAATACCTCCAGTTTCATTCTTTCCCCCATTTATAGTAGAATTTATAGCATAAATTCCAATATCATTTTTAGATAAGCAAAGCATTTTTGAGTAGCTTGGCTGAACATCGTTTGCATCCTCAACATTGAATGGTGTGTAGTGTGATATAAAAGAAGACCTATTTATTGAATAATCTCTTTCATAAGTAGAACTAAAATTAATATCACTATTAACAGCAAGTATTCCAGCAGCTTTATCTTGCATACCTGAAGTGCTGTAATAATTAGATTTTATCTTATAATTCCAGGGAGAAGTATTTCTAACTCCTGCATTTGTAAATGAATAATTTCTATATGCTATAAAGCTTCTTAATATATTTACTTTTGAATTAGAAGCGAACAACCCAGCCTTTGTGCATCTAGCAACAGAACAGTTCTCTAGGTAGACTGAGGAGTTTCTAACGTCTATTCCGTACTCTCTTCCCCCATACCCTGAGCCATCTACGGTAAAGCCTCTGATATAGATTGGACCATCACAGTTGTATATTTTTATACCTTGTAATCTGTTTCCGTAAGCAATAGTATTTACGCCAACAGTGTCATTATTACTTCCCCAAATAATCTCTAAACCAGTGATTTCATTTACACAAGATGCATCATATAATCCTATATCATCCCAATTTTCTTCATTACCTTCATATGCATTAAAAATATACTTATTGTCAGAATATTCATTAAAAGGATTAGCAGAATTTCTAGCAGCTAAAGCCGCAGTTAGTCGTTGAACATCTAATCCATTGTTTGCTTTCTTAGTAAATAATGTTAAGTTATTTTCGAGTCTAACATCATTGTCTGCGCTAAAAACATAAGAAGACAGTATGACCGAACTAGCTAATTCAAATTCATTAAATATTCCTGGACCATCAGAATAACTATTTTCAGGTGTTGAGACAGCAGAAGCTAAATAGTATTTACTATTTGTATCATAAAGATCTTTATTTAATACGATGTGGTCTCCAGAGACTGAAGCAGGATCAGCTTTAGAGAAGTTTCTATTTATAATCTCTATAGATCCTCTTGGGCCAAATACCTTGTTTGATAAGGACAGTGTTCCAAGGTTTCCGAAACTAGCAACTTCAATAACTATTGGAAAATTAATAACTTCTGGGACAGCTTGCAGGCATCCACTAAGAGTTTTAAATACATTAGAGTTACAGGATGATGTTGTATCGGCTGATACCGCAAGAGCTACACCATTTATAGCTGACGTAGCATTTCCTAGTCTCTCCCAAAGAAAATGAGTTCTTTCATCAAGATCATAAATTGGAAGATTGTCCTGCTCCCAATTATAGAATGAACTAGTATCAAACTTAGTCACTAGACTTGTCCAGCAACCATAAAGCTTATTAGAGCCTAAACTAGTGTATAAGTCGTTTTTGTTAAACATATTAGCCGAATGTTATAGTCCATCTAAAAATCAAACTAAAATCATCAGTCTTCCTGATGTTACTAAAGTATTTATACGCGGCGAGAATTGAAGCTTCTGGAGAATCTCCTCTTGGATTCTTCATGAACAGTCCAATCTCATTTAGGTTGGCATCAACTCCATTTCTCACCAGATTATTGCAAGAGTCTTCATCTATGAAAATTGTGTATCTAACACTTCTTTCATCAATTCTAGTAACCTTAGTAAATGGAATCTTAACAAAATAAGGTACAGGTGAATTTGTAATTACAGAATTTTTTATCTGATGAGAAGAGAACACATAAAGGTTGCTGTCAGTATTGCTATTATATTCTTCTATACCACTTAATGGAGCAGACAGTTGGTATGTTGAGCTAACTTGATTTCCTACATGACCACTAACTCCTAGCTGAAATGTATCTAGTTGGTAATCTATTATTGAATTAGACCCAAGCTTAGAGAAGAGGTATGATAGGCCAACGCTAAAACCTGACACGATGACGTTATTATCATCAAAAATAAGATCTTCCTGTCCATCCTTAAACTTACTAATTGTTAAGTGGCCTTTTATATTTAAATTTTCGGTTAATTTCTGTTCCATTTTAATTAAAATTTAATTTGTAAAATCACGCATGGACCTTTGTATGGATGAGTATAACCAATTCCCAAAGCTAATCTTTGAAGACCAGATATATCATTAAAGTCATCATTTAGTAATATATCATTCCAAAATGTAGTTTTGGCTACTAATTTATACTTTCTGTTAGTATTTACATTACTCCAAGAATAAGGAGGAGTTAAGCCAGATTTTAACATCTCTTTCACATCAAGGCACCAAATACCTATTTGAGTGACCCCTCCAAATAAAGCTAAAGCTGCGGCATCTCCCATTTGAATGGGAACTTTAACATAGACAGCAGGCAATGCAGATAACTCTCCGCTAGTTGCTAAGATTGGGCCAGCAGATGGACCAAGTGCATTTACAAAAGGATTAATTCTTATGAATCCATTTAAATCAACTACGCCCTGAGTATTATAAACTCCACTTAAATTACCTGAAGTAACAAAAGTACCATTACTGTCTGTTAAAAAATAAATAGAAGAATTCCCAGACGGTGGATAACCTCCAAAAATATTCCATAAACCAGAAGAATTAAATATAACTCCAAAATTAGTATCTCCTGAAATAAATGAAGTATTGTAATTGTCTATTACATAATTTGCATAATGTCCGTAATCTATTAGAGCGGCAGGATTATTCTGTAAAACAAATAACCATAACTCTGAATTAGTTAATTCAAAATATTCTTGAAATGAAGATTTTGTTGTTTTTTCTAATTTTCTATCATATATTGAAGGATAACTAGGAAGAGAAGAAGTATAAATAGAAGAAAAATATTGTCTAGTAGCCGATGAATGATATGATGAAGGTGAGGTAGAATTGTATCTTTTAGTTGCAACCAAGCCACTATTTATTATTGTACCACTAAATCCTATGCCTATAAAAGAAGAACTTACTAAATGGGCATGAGTTTTAAATCCTTGACAATCTTTACTTAAAGATACGGCATAAAAAGTAAAATTAGAAGTATCTAAAATAGCACTAGCTGATGACACTGAAGATAATGCCGGGTTTATTGTCATTATATCAGTTAATATTTCTCCAAATCCTTGTGTTAGCATACTGGAACCATTATAGTATCAATCATATTACTGTTAAGTATGTACTTATTTGCTTCATCTACAGTTGGGACCCAATTAGTGTGAATTCTATAATCCAATCTAGATCCTCCTTGTGAGTACATTACTCCACTAGTCTCATAAGCGTCTCTACTCGCTAGACCAGTCTTGTAGTTCTTTCCGCTAATTGTATTCCAGTATCTAAACATATACTGTAGCTCTTCTTTGGTTAGTTGAAAAACAATGCTTGGACAGATATCAATTAATGATGGAACGATAGCCATTTCATTCATAGTCATATCAATAATCTCTACCTTATCTAATAACATAGATCCATTTATTAGATTGTTTGAAATCAGCATAACTTCAACAACATACTTTTGATTCTTTCTATGAACTTGTCCATATGTTATTCCGTAATCTCTATCGTATATGAAATTGTTAAATGTATTAAAATTTATTTCAAATCCATTAAAATCTGATTCTTTAAAAGTTAATAATGGATCAATGTCTTGTTTTAATATGTCAATACATCTTAAAGTATTTTCTCTATCTCTTATACCCCTATCTTTGTAGGTTGGACTATAGAGATGAAAGAACTCAAGCATCCTAGCAAAGTTCGGCCCCCATCCGTTAGGGAAATAATCATTATTAGAATTAAATTTTACATCGTGCTGAATCCAAGTATTATTCTTAGTATATGTCCACATCTTTTCTAATTCTGGCTTAGTGTGAATCCACACCGCTATTATTCCATTCATGAAAGATGCCCCGTCATCAGAAGAGATTAAAGATTTTATTTTAATCTTATACTGGTGTTCTGGGAGCAAGAAATTAGTTTGTATTGGATATCCTAAATTGGACGGCATTTGTGGCCTAGTTATATCAAATCTTACTCTTGGAAAACCTCTAAATCCTGGTGAATAATTTTTAATTTTTAAAAATGTTCTATCATACATGAAATCCGAAGCCCAGCTTGGCTTTTCAGTAGATGGAATCCTAAAGATTGAGAAATAGGAAGTAGTTAGCATACCAGAGGGTATTATTATATCTATACCAGAAAGTATAGATGAGTTTACAATATCGTTTTTAAATGGATATATATAACTACTAGACTCTATAAATGTTCCAGGGTAAGATAAGTCAGGCTTTAATCCATTAGCTGTATTTATTTTTATATTAGAAGAAACACTTGTGTTTATTAAATTTGAATCGGATATAATATCAAAATCATTATTGTAAAGAATAGGCCCATAAGTATGAGAAAATATATTAGCTCCATCTCTGTAGTGCATATCCTCTGCAAGCTTATGCCTATCAAATTCTTTAGTATAAATTTGATATAATTTGTGTAACTTGTTTCCTAATTTAAAATTATTGTAATCGTCAACAGAACTAGGTGACCAACCATAAAATTCTGTAGCTGAATTAGCATAACTAGTATAAACATCTTTCCATCTAAAACTATTTAAGTATCTCATTAAGGGGATAGAACTAGTTGGTACTGGCATAGTAGCAGAGGCTAAATAATATTTTTGCTTCTCAATTAGCCTATGCACCAAAGCATGAATGTCAGATAATTGACCTCTATCCACATGGACATCCCTAAGAGTTGAATTAGTTACAATTTCAGTTTCTTCGGCCCAGATAATAAATAATCTTTCTCCTATCTTATCTATTATATCATCTACATAGTGTATATTGTAATGATTGAAACTAGATGAAATAGTAAAAGAACTTAAACAAGTAGATTCAAGAGGATACCATACTGATGATGGGGCATCTGAAGCAAATGGTCCCTCAAATCTATAACCTACTCCCACTTCATATATGTCCATGTCATCTAAGGATATTAATTGCCCATAATCATCTTGATCTAAAGCTTCTTGTTGTGATCTTACTGTATTTATTGATGACCAAGACCAAATGCCATAGTGGCCTGTTGCTGATACAGAGGAAACCGCAGACGCAAAGATTTGAATCTGTTCTGCGGTACAATCTCCTCCTAAGGTATCTAATCTTAGTTTACCATATGGATAGTATAGCCAGTCAGACTGTGATCCTAACCCTAGGTCCTCATGTATCTTAGTTCTAAATATGTCTACTTTTATATAATCAGGAAACTTATTTTTAAAAGTATCTAAGAAATACTTTGTAGCGGCAGAAAACTGTAATGCACTGGCATCATTATTCTGACCCATTCCAGCTTCAGTCTCCCCTTGCCCCCAAATAAGACTGATACTGTTAATATCCTTAAATCCCCCAAGAGCAGAAATAGCTAAATCTATAGTTGAATTAAATTTATTATATATTGAATTTGGAGTTACGGTACTTGGGCACCAATTTAAATAAGGAGTAGAATCTGTTCTTTCTATTACTGTTGAGTTATCTACTGCAAACTTTAGTATGTAAACGCTCTCACTTTGGTTATACTGTTTTAGAAGTTCTGCAAATTTAACTTCAACACCCCAATGACCACTTATAAATTTTGGAGCAGAAGTTTCGCCTGGGTAAGCTTGCACAGTAGTATTTTGTCTAGGAGCGATATAATCAATGAAAGAAGAGGTATTTAGGTCCCAATAATTTACATCAAAGACTATATCTTTTTCTCCAGACCCTGCTCCGTTTATGTTGCTTTGACCAGCAAATATTACTAAATTCTTTTGACCAGCAGAATTTCTTCCTGCTCTTGCTGGTAAAGTATTACTTACAGAATACCCATAATAAGATGCACTAGAACCAAGGTCGTTGCACTTTGAATAGACATCAGGAAGGTTATTGTAGTCTGAAATACTTTGAAACTTCATTGAGCTAGGAATCAATCCTAGAGGAAGTCTAGGCTCATTATAAGAGCCATCATATGCAATAGGCATATTAAACCCGGTTCTATCGTAGTATCCATTTGTAATCGCTACCTTCTCATAGTTTCTTCTTCTCAAAGAATTTCTAGCTACATTATTAATATAAGTAGCAGAAGATAGTTCCGGTGTTTCTGGACTGTACAAAGCTTCTCTACCAATATACTTACCAGAGCCAGAGCCTACAAAACCATTGCCGAAGCTGCTTGATCTCTTGTATGAGCTTACATACAAAGCAGAAGTCCCATAATTAATTATTGGTTTAAATTCTTCTCCTATCTCAGACTTATCTAAGACAATTAACGGTAAAACATCTTGTGCATACGATAAATAATCAATCGTTGAAAGACTTAAACTTATTAAAGGTATGGAATGGGCTGGGGAAAATTCATTAACAGACTCCGCAACTAATCTAACCGCTTCTCCTGATTGTGTTTCAAAATCTCTATTGTTGAAATCAAATGAAGAAGCCTGTAAGTCTACTTTAAAATGAGAAGATTTCCCAGACCAAAGAGGGACATACTCAAACTTTCTAGCTCCAAGATTTCCAACTATTTCATTTATGTTTGGAGGTGTATTGTACCCTGACGTAAAGAATAACCAACTATTGTATTTTGGCTGGTCATCCTTGTCTAAAGTATTTTCTTTTATGTATTGACCGACTTGATCTGCAAATGCTCTTCTTACACCAAAACACACTAAGCGATCAACTATAACGTCAATCATGTCTTGGTTTAATTCTATATCAACATAGTAAGGATACTCTTCAAATGGAGGAACTGGATATTCTCTATTCCTATAGAAGAACCTTAATGGTTCTAGCTCTGACCAAACGTCTCCCCCCCATCTTGTAGCCCCAGAGGCAGAGAATGATCCAGATAAAGATGGAAATGTAAAAAGATCATAAATTATTTTATCTGTAGCTAATCTAATATTTTCATCTAAACTTGATGATGAATACCCAGAAACATCTAACAGTACGGCAATATCACTTGTCCAATCTTCCTTTGTTCTGAAGTAAGGAGATTCAGTTGCCAAGGAATAATAAATTAAATAAGGAACATAAGATTCCCAAAGCTCAGACAGATTTGATTCTATATCAAAAATATTCTTGGGGAAAAGAGTGTCGAAAACAGTTGTAATTGATTTCTTAGTTCCAGCTTTCTTATAAATTTCTATAGCATTTCTTATTTGCAATCTCCATCTATCAGTATTAGAACCTAATAGTTTCCAACCAATAAGACTTGCTAAGTATGGAAGGTACTCGTCTGGGCATTCTTGAATATTATTAAGGGCTTTTAACTCTTCTACTTTATTATCTGTGTCGTAAGCTCCAAAAGATAATAATCTTAGAAGCCTGAAAAAAGGTCCGTTTAATATCTCATTATTATTTTTTAAGTTGTATTTTATTACATTTTCAAATGCATTAAATACATAAAAATCTTCCTTGTCTGCAAATAAAGGGGAGTATATTACATCAATCCAAGTCTTTAATTTGTCTAATTGCTGAGTTCCGCTAGTATATTTTCCGGTTGAACTGGCAAAGGAAGATGGGTAATACGAAGTTAAATTGTTTATCCAAAGATATTCAGACAGCACTTTTAAACAATCATTAAGATGTATTGTTTTCCCAAAATAAACTGTACTAGTTAGAAGATCTGAAACTAGAGAAGACGGCGAAAATCCTACTGAACTTACATTAAGAAAATATAGCCAAGAAAGATTTTCTATTAGATAGATGTGGGCTGATGATGATGTTAAATCATCTTTCATGAATGCTTTAGTTGGATTGTTTAAATATATTGATGGAAGTAAAGTTTCATCAATGAAATTTTTGAAATAAGTATAATCATTAAAATCTTTATATGTTTTCTCAAATCTGTCTAGTATTTTATCTTGAAATAAGGTTGGAGTTATATCTGAAATCTCGTTTTGCTTTATGAAAAAATCTGATATTCCTGAAAGTGTATCTAAAGAACTGTAATAAGTGCCAGCAATTGAACTTATATCTAATACGGAATTTATATTTTTTGCTAAATCTATATGACAATTTATTATTTGATCTTTTAGGTCTATTTCTTTTTCATAGTTTGCTTGATCATCGTATAAAAAATATTTTGGGACAATATACTCTAAAGCCCTGTAATAATCAGTCTTAAAAAATTGTCTATTATCTATGTTAGTATTTCTAGCCATTAGATGAATTTTGTATTAATTGTTAGATTGTTTATCTGAATTACTTCATTAAAGTTTACTTTTAAAGTAGATTCTACGTTATCTACTGTAGCATATCTAACTTCTGGAAATTCTAATATTTGTCTTATTAAATCTTGAGGAACAAATGGCTCTCCAAAATCTGTATTATCTACATTAAAGTATTCTAATATTTTTATTCTTACCTTAGTTGCTATCTCTGTCTCAGCCTTTTTGAACTTTCTATCCATCGCAATATTAATCATTAGATCTAAAGTTCTTATTAAGCCATCTACTACAACTGGCTCATCAGTCAACATCTTCTTTTCTTCAATAGCTTCTAAAAGTTGTCTTTTGTACTCCGGCGTAGCTTTTCTTAACTGAAGATCTGAAGCTTTCTCTAGTACAAATATGTCTATTATATTGGCAGATGAGTAAGCTCTTCTAACAACTGCGCTCGCCTTCCCAGATGAGCCGTAGCTTGAAATAAAAGTATTGACAAAAGATTTGTAATCTATTAAAGTGACTAATCTATCTTGTCTTCTAAACACAAGAGGAGCGTATCTTTTAGCATGAGCAATCGTCTCAGCATCCGATCCCCCAGTGGCTATACTAGTGTTTTCTAATGTTGAAATAATAGATAAAACCGTGTTCTCTTCCTGATCTCTCAAATTCGCCTTTACTGGTATTGGGACATTTATCGTATCTGCCGCTAGATTACCTCTGCTTCCTCCCCCGACTCTGTAGCTAATTGTATAAGAATCTCCAATAGCAGGAGATTGCCCTAAGATTGAATCTCCAAATAGAATTATAGGTTTATAATTGTCATCAGTTATAATTTGAAATATCCTATCTTCAGAGCCAGAGGCAAAATAAAGATTTTCTACTTCTTTATAAATACCGTTAGTATTGCCATTACTAGTAATAAAAATTTGAGCACTATTCTCCACATAAGGTGCTTCAGATAATTCTACACTTTTAATAGTTTCTGGGGATGTGAATACCCCTTCCTCGACAATCATGGAGCCCTCTAGAATAATTGCATCTCTAATTACTGCAACATCATTTGAAGAAGAAACATCAAATATTAAATCTAATGAATTATCTTCCAAATCTACAGTACCATTGTTTTTAATCTTATAAATTGTGTAAGTTAATGAGCCTGAATCTTCTGGGGATTGAATTGTAAACGACCTATCTCCCCTGAGTATTGTAACCGAGGAAGCATTAGACTCTCCAATTGGGACCGTTATAGAGACGTTAGCGGCAGAGGAAATAGGTCCCTTCATTCTGACTCCTATTAACTCTAATAACTTCTTTACGCTCTTCCTATCTCTAGCTGTTTTTAAGTAGTTCTCGTTAGCAATATAGTCTGATTTGATTGATTGAATGTGACCAACAGCAGCCATCAACTCAATTAAAAATGTTCCAAAATCAGACTCTGAAAAATTATTGTAATCTAAAGGATATACAGCTTTAGAGTAATTAATTAAGGATTGTCTAATAGTATTGAAATCAGACGAAGAATAATCAATAAGCTTTTCTCTATCATCCAAATCTGCTGGAAGATACTTTAAAAAATCAGATGTTACTGTTCCAGAGAAGGTCATTATACTGTAATCTCTAATTCAAAATTTGAAAACAATTCATTCTTAACTTCGCAGAATAACTTAACAGTTAATTTGTTTATTTGATCGTCAAATACTTGAAGTTTAGAAATAGAAATTTTCTGTAAATATTTATTTATCGAGGTGTAAATATCATTTTTTATTTCATTAAAAGTAGAACTATCCAGGGGTTCCATTAGATATTCTCTTAAGTCACACCCATAATCAGGGAGCATAAATCTCTCCCCTTTACTGGTTCTTATTAAATGTCTTAAGTTAGCGCGATAAAGTTCCATACCGGACATTCTACAGAAATAGCCTCTTAGTGGTGGATTTTGTATAGGATATCTAAATCCTATTTCTTTATCTAACTTTAATGTTATAAAGTTCTTAGGAAGAGGTGGTGTTATTTTCCCGTATATTGAAATATTATCTGGTAATGACATATAAGTTATATATTAAATTAAACTTATAACTTTGATATATCCACGTTCTTAAAGAAGTCTTTAGATACATTAAAATTATTTAATATCTGATCTTGGCTTAAAGCCTTAGAATAAATTTTAAAGCTTCCAATATAACCTTTTAGGCCACTTATGATTCCACCATATCCCCCTCCCATGAAGTTTCCAGTCTGCATACCGTCTGTATACCCTCCTCCTATTATCCATGGAGTAAAATTAGTGTCTAATTTTGGACCATACTTTAGATCTTTAGATGACGTATTGATCATATTTAATAGGTTATACTCAAAGGAATTAAGCTTCTTAACTGAGGGGACGTTAATTATCTTTCCTTCTTTTTCTATTCCAAATACGTTTGTGTATGATGACGTAGTTAAAAGTTGCCCATCACAATACATCTTTATCTTATTTTGTTGAGGATCAAATGTTAAAGATAAGAGACAGAATTCATTATTACAAGAAGATAAAGATACACCATTAACTTCTGTAAATACTGGGAACTTCATTGAATGCCATACTGAGCTAATGCTCAGACATCCATTGTTACCATAATATGATTTATTTATAAATCCTACTGAAGATGAATCATGAGATTGAGTCGGAGCTAAAACTAAACAAGATCCAGATACATGATTATCTTCATTCAAATTTGAAGGTAACATATTGTTTGTTAATCTTCTGTCTCTTGTAAATCCAAATATCATACCCTTAACAAAATTAGTAGTATTGTCTCTTCTCAACTCTAAAATGTTTGATTGGGCAGATGTTCCAGATGATATGCCAGTATTTTCATTTGCTAAAATCAGCCTATACAGTCCAGAAACATCTCCATCATTGTAACCACTACTTGTATCTAAGTCTGGGGTATAGACCCAAGTTTCTATAGTTGCTCCCACAGGGTTATAGAATAGGTCTTGCAATTGTGGTGCTTGTGGAAGTCTAACATAGCTTCCAACCGCAGAAGGTACTGTGCTAGATACTTGAGAGTTTTTAGTAATACCTTCTAAATAAGGTATGCCAACTCCTCCTCTAAATATTTCTGGTTCGCTTCTTCCAACTAGTTGACCATTTAGATCATCTCCAATTTGAGATGAGTTTCTTAAATTAAAAGATGTAGAAGACGGTACAGAAACTTCAAACTTTAAGAAGTTATAAAGACCAACAAGTTTATCTGATTCAACATTGTAGTTTATAGTTAGCTTAGGAGCCATCGTGCCTGATCCATTAGCCACTATACCTCCAAGACCAATATTATTTATAAGTATATGGTCGAGAACAACTTCTTCTTGTTGTTCTATTTGTTGAACATATTTAACTTCAAGAGGCAATATTATACCTGAGACTTCTTGCTGATCTAATGTCAACTTTTTCTGCTTATTTATATCTACTTTAAAGTTTATGCCTTCAAGGTAAGAGAAGTCGTTTATTGGAATTTGCCCTGGCTCAAATAAAGATTCATTATTGTATAAGACTGGCATCTTTACGGCTAATTCAATCTGTTTCTTTCTCTTGTCTACTTTTTCTTGATTATGAGCAGATTCTGAAAGCATTACTTGTTTCAAATTTTCAATTATAGCAATTGAAGAAACTCCATTAATTGCATCTTGTAGTTGAGCGGATACATCGTATATCCTTCTATTCTTCTGACCAATCAAACTCTGCAATAGTTCGTCTTGTTCATAGAATTGTCTAAGTCCGAAACTGTCATCTAGTATTCCAGGATCTAAAACAGTATTAATATAGTTTTTAAAAGTTCCAATACTAATATTCTTTCCTCTTCCACCTAAGCTTGGATCATGCTCAAACTTCCAGCTAAGGTTTTTCCTCAAATTACTTTTTCTATTAGACAATTCAGATAATGCAGGAATTACTCCACTGACTTGAGAATCGAAGTATAGACCATCAATAGAAAGTATAAATTTCCCCTTCTTAGCTACAGGTGGTCCATATGAAAGTCTAAAGATCTCTTTTGGTTTTTGAGGGCCAGCTATTCTAAATCCTAATCCATTTAAATACAAAAGAGTTGAAGGCTTTAGCTCTGGTTCTAGCTCTGGATTAGCTCTTCTTTGAGCCAATATTCTCGCTATGCGAGCTTGAAAATCAAGAAGTTGTCCTCTTAATCTATCATTCTCTACTAATATTCTTCTATCTGAGGAGAACCTAGATGAAATATAATCACTATACTCTTGATCTGTAGAATTATCTCTTATTAGTTCATCAAAACCTCTTTGTCCGTCCCTCCTTAATGAATTTAAGCAATCCTTTATTCTTTCTATTTCGGCTTCAATATCTCGGATTGTATTGTAGATGTCACCAAGTAAATCCGTAAGAGCTTGCAAGTACCTGTTTATCGTGTTAAGTAAAGCTAATGGAGATAAAGCATATTTGAAGAAGGAAAAGAAATAAACTGTATTACCGTCTTCATCTATAGTAACTAAAATACCAAATAACTGCCTAACTTTTCTTACAAAGTATTTTACAAACCTATCTAATGGCTCTAATGCGTCTTGTGCTAGCTTGTTTAAAGCATTTAATATAGGAGTTGGAAGCAGACTAAGAATATCTTCTCCTAGATCTAAAATACATTGAGGGATGCCAAGGGCTCCCGCAGTTGCTTGAGTAGCAGTGCCTCCTCTGGAGGCAATATCCAAAAATGAATTTGTATTAAAATTACCCATTAGTGTCCGTTATCTGTTACAAGAGTAGGTAATCCATCTGTCCCAACTATAGCAGGAGCCGGAGGAAGGATCGCAGGCACTATGGGTGGTGGAATTATAGGATTTAAATTAAGTAAAGTTGAATGTATAGTGGTTGGGCCAGTTGTAGAAGTCATTCTTGTGTTAACACTTGTTACTTGGAATGTTCCAGCATTAATTCCTACATAAGGGGCCTCTAATATAAGGTTTGTAAGAGCCTTCATGTGGATTGATTTTGAATAAATGTGTACAGTTCCTAGCTGATCTATTACAATCCTACCAAAAGGAGTTGTAATGCAAATCTTACCTAATATTGATGGTAATGATAAATTTATATCCCCGTAGTCACTAATTAAGTTTATATTACCATTTAAGAAATATGGATAAGTGCAATTTGGATTAAACCCTGGTAACGGCATCGCATGGTTATGAAGAGTAATGTCTCTTGCCTTTCCACCGGCCTTTAGCTCTACACCACCCTCTTGGGTCGTGAAAGATATGTCTCCCTTGCTCTCTCCTAGGATAGCTTGTTTTGACTCTTGATTTTCGCCTTCAGTTGAGGTTATTCTTATGTTATCGCCATGCTCATTCTTAATCATAATCATGTCTTGAGGGCTATCATCAAGAATAATTTGCTTCCCAGCTTCTGTTGTTAGTAAAACATTATTAATTCTTTTCTTTGGAGATTCAGCATAATTAATTTTTAAGCCAGAATTAAGCTCATTACAATAAGTCACTTGATGTGTTATGCTGCTGTCATCAATATAAAGATTCTTTTTATCTAATTCTGGCGTTAAATTTGGTGGACCTAATTCTTTAGTATTATCAGGGAAATCAACAATAGTTGTAAGATAGTAAAACTTAGACTCACTCTCATTGAAGAACACTAAAACCTGAGTCTTTTCATCTGGTATTGCAAGCATTCCACCGTATCCAACAGAATACATTGGTGATGTGTGCGTCACATGGACTGTAGTAGATGTATCGTACAGATACACTGGGTAGACAGCTTGTTTACCACTAGGTCTCTTATTATATTTCTCTACTCTTCCTTTGTATATTTTGTTATTCAGCATTTTAATTTTATTGCTAACTAGCAATATTATTTAGGTTTATCAACACCCTCCAAGCCTATTACTTTCTTGACCTATTGTTTGTTGAATTGGATCATTAGGAGATGTCTCTAAAGGACCAAGTACATAGTAGCTTTCTACTACTACCGCTCCTACAGTAGCTGGCGTAGCGTTAGTGTCTGATTGGTTAGGTTTCTCCTCTCTTACAAGTTTTGAGCCTCCTCCGGTACTTTCCTTATAATCTTTTACTAAAGTAAATTCAGAGTACATATCCCTATCTGTCATCACATGATTAAATCCAATTATTCTGTATTGACTATTCAGGAATGATTCGGTATAATTTGTACCACCTATAATAGACATTAAATTTGAAGTAATCTTACATTTTCTACCTAAATTAGTTAATGAAGATATATGGAAAAATGGTATAGTTCTTATAGTTACTTTAAAGAAAGATCTTTTTAAATTATTTAATAATGATTTTTGGAAAGCTTGCGAAGACGCTTTATTTCTTGAAGCAACTATAGGGCCAAGAGGATTTACAATCTTTAAGTCTTGATTTACTTTTATATTGGAAGGAGTAGACTTTATAGTGCTTCTAAATCGACTAATATATGGAGATATTACTTTAGACAACGCAGCTAAAGCATCATAAACTGCTTTTGATAATAAATTTATTCCAAGGTTAATTGCTTGAAGTACAGCTTTCTGAGCATACGTTTCTTTAAATAAAGACATATAACCCGGCAAAGATTCTGTATTTAAAGATAAAACATTTGGATCATTTATGTTATATCTAAAATCTACTATTGTTGTATGATCATCATCAGGTGTATCTAAAGATAATTGATCTGCTACATCACTATGAAAAGAAGATTTATTTTTTATTATATTTGTTGCGTAATCTGATCTATACCCTTGATTTTCATATCTCTTTGATTCTTCGTTAGGAGTTACTTTGGTAGGGTATTGAATTGTCAGTGATTGTTTGCTTTCAACATTTTCTAAGTATAAAAGAGTTGAAATCAAACTTTCGTCGCCATAGACAAGAACAGAAGTCGAACTGTCTTTTATACCAAAATATTTTTTCCACAAATCTAAAATAGCAATATTATCTTCACATATAAAATAAGGTCTAAATTGTAATCCAGATTGACCAAGGACATTTACTATCTTAGAATTTATTTTTGAAATTGGTTGGAAATAATCAGGTGTTGGGTTTGGATCAGATGCTGGTGGTGCATCCATTTTTATGGACAATTTTATATCATCAACGTCACCTGGTCCAGGATTGTATTTTTTTATAACATATGGAGTATTGGGCCCAGGTGTAGGATCAGGACTATCCATTCTAGCTAACAGCCCTATCTCACCAAAAAACTTTTGAAAGTTTGAATTTTGTGTAACATCTATAGGGCTATAGTGAGCTACTAAATTATTGCCTACTTTGGGTAATACGACAAGAACATCCGATCCCTCAACTATTTTTTCAAAATAAGATTTTACAACTTTTACTAACCTATCATCTATTTTATCACCATTTAACCTATCTGAGTATTCTAAATTTATTTCATCTGATTGAGCTAACCTAGG